TTCATATCAACACATCCTTCCTTTGGTCTTGCCCTTCTGGGCAATTCCGTCTGCTGAGTTCACATACCCGCCTTCAGCGCAGTTCCATGCTCTAAGACTCTTGTTAATCCTAGAGTTCGGGTCGTTCGCTGTTTTTGCGGATGTCAATTTCTTTTTCATCCCACTCATGCGGGCACAGAAAGAGTCGCGCCTTGAGCCGCCCTCTGGTTGAGGAGGTTTCAAGTTGTGCCCTTCTTTCTTCGCAGAGGCTCGGCCCTTGGCGTTTAAACCGCCATTCGGGTTCTTGCCTTCCTTGCGCGTCCATGCGGGACTAGCCATAGAACACCACTGCGGTGGTAGTTGCAGATATCACTGCGGAGATATTGGTACTACATTTAATACCTTCACCGGGAAATATCATGTAGATAGAACCCGCTGCCGCTGGTGCGGTAAACGAGAACATAGCTGTACCGCCTGTGCCATCATTCAACACGACTGTTGCGCCTGTTGAATAGCTGATGGATATACCCTTGATACGGGCTGGGCCAGCAAAAATAGTAGTGGTCGCGCCAGCAGCGCCAACTGCTGACTTAACGTCTGTTTGCATCATAATTAATCTCCTGTTATGAGGGGGCCGAAGCCCCCATGATTAATTACTGTTGTGTGCTAGTTGGGTTGGCAGAACCGTCAGAGTCACGAACGATGTACTCAACAGTGACAGTAATCGTACCGGCAGTAGCGTCAGCAGTAGCTGCGGTAAACGTACCAAAGATGATTGCATCAGTTGTGCCAATGCTGTCATAAACACCTGAAGTAGCCGCTGCGATGGTGGCTGGAGAAGTTTGAACCGCTGAAGTGCCAGTGTTGACCGAAGCCATGTACAGGTTGGCAGTGCCGCTGCTACCGATGGTAACGCCGCAGTTTGATGCGCCTGTCAAGGCAACATTAACTTCAAGTCCGAAGCGAACAATCTTAGCGCCAGCAGGTAGCACAAACATTTGTTGTGCTGTGGGGCTTGCCAAAATGACCGACGTAGGAGCCGAATAAGTTTGGGCAACAATAGTTGCGCCCAAATTGCGGATAGTGCCAGCAGTAGTTCCAGTTGTGTTTTTAACAGTGCCCAACAACCAAGGGCCTAAATGCGTTGCGAATCCCATAAGAATATCTCCATGCGTTATGGCGTATCAATCTGCATGAGGTCAGCCGGACCTGTTTGATACACCGAAATTTCCGGTTAGTTAAATATACACCAAAAGAAAAGGGAGCACAAGGCTCCCTTCTCAGTCTTTCTTAGGACGAACCGGGCGAACCGAACATTCCTAATGGGTCAGACCAGCCGAACGAATAACGTTCGCGTGCCTTGTAGCGCACGTTGCCAGTATCGAAGTCACCGTCCATGCTGTTTTGCAGCGGAGTACGGATAAAGTGCTTCAAGCCGTTAGGCACATCAGTAGTCAAATACCAACCGCTTGTATCGGTCAAATAGTTGTTAACTGTGTAGCCTTCAGGGATTGAACCATTGTTCTTCAACGCGTTGACATCGTTGTCAGTAGTGCCAACACGGAGGCTGGTTTCTAACAAACGAGTAGCAACGAACTGGAGTGCTGGTGGAATAATCAACTTCTTAGGCTTTGCAGCGATCAATAGACCACGCTCATCAGTCCAAGCTGCGATTTGAATAACGGCGGCTTCAAGAGAAGTCTCGTTCAAATCAGCTGCTGTAGCTGGGCGATTACTATTGGTGCCACCACCAGTCAAAGGATGAGCAGTGCTGAACAGAGCAACGCCATCACCGCCAACATAGGCAGCGCTGAAGCCGTTGTTCAAAACAGAAGCCGCTTTGATTTGCTTGGTGTAAGCCATAGCACGAGCCAAACCTTTGGTATAGCGAGCTGACAAAGAATCGTAGAGGTTATCTTCGATAGCTTCTTCAGTGATCGCAAAGCCCAAGGCGATGGTTTCGTGGTTGTAGCGAGTTGTAAATGCCTCTTGTGCATTGTCATAAGCGATGGCAGAACCCTCGTTTTTGACAGGTGCGGCAGAGAAGCCAGACAGTTTGGTCTCTTCTTCGAACGAACGCTCAGAAGTTTCTGTTTCGTAAATCTCTTTATGCTGTTCGCCGTAGCGTGCATACTCAAGACCGAACAAAGCATTAAGACCCGGAAGGAGTTCCTTCAGTAGTTGTGCGCGTGAAATAGCCATGATTTATGCTCCTTATGCGCCAGTGGCAGAGTAGTAACCATGCAGTGCTTGGTTAAACTTAACCAAAACTTCTGGATACTGGGTGAACACAATAGTGGACGCGCTAGGAATAGCCGTAACACTGCCGGGGACTGCAATCGCAGAGTTAATCGTAACTGACGTTGCAGCGGCTGCCGCAGCGGTGGTTACAAAAGAACCTGTTTGAATGATTTGTCCATTTGCTGCAACGTAGGCTACATCTGTTCCAACAGGGATTGCGCTAGGCAAGCCAGTACCAGTTAAGGTAATAGTTGTAGAAGATGAAGAGCCAGTTGCACTTACTGAAATAGCAGACTCTTGTACCAAGCCAACCAAACGCAAAGGCAAGGTGGTTGTTACTGGAGTTGCTGAAGGAGCTAAAACTGCGTTAGCAGAGTTACCAGTAGTGGTGCTACCCGTATTGTTAATGGCAGATAGGTTGGTACCAATCATAGCCATAGCAGCGGAAGCAACAGCAGTAGTAGCGGAACATACAACAGCTTTGAACACAGCATCAGGATCATCCAATACATAGGCTTGGCAGTCACCTGCGAGGGTGCCTGAAGGCCAGTATTGAGCAAATTGCTTTTGCTTGTTTAGCGGGTTTGTATAAGTACATCCCAAGAAAATACCAACCGTTTGGTTTAAACCAGTGCCAGTAGAAACTGAGGCACGAGTTACATTACCACGCGATAGTACGACGAAATCACCGTAAAAGATGTCGGTCGCATAACCGTACTGGATGTTGTACATACGGGTAGAACCCGCAAATACTTGACCACCAATTAGGTTCTGCGGCAACAGCCCGTAAGGCGCGTTGACAGCGGGATAAGCCATTTAAGACTCCTTTAAAAAGTTAAGAACCAGAACCAAACGTCACTTTTGTCGATTTCTCAGAGAACTTCGACATCCGTGGATCGTTGTCTTTCATAAAATTGTTATCTACAGATTCCATTGTTGCTTTGTTAATTTTCGAGAAGTGTGCATCTCGTTGTACCAAAAACTCCGAAGGAATACTACAGAGAACCAAACCTCCCACCTCAATGTTGCCTTTAAAGCGACCTTCAGCAGAAGCGTGCATCATCATTTCAGGATAGTCCTCCGCTTTCACGGGTTCATACCCTTCTCTTAACTTACTAGAGATGTTTTGTACGTCAGATTGTCCTCCCATACTGATTCTTACCCAGCGGTGAGAGATACCCGGACGCGGATTAGGTGACGGTAGGGTTTCGGGAGCCTGCCACGAAGTGGGACGTTGCATTGCTGCACGCGTATCAAGTTCACGAGCCAAACGATTTTGTGCCTTATCGGCAGTTTTTACCTGTTCCATATTTAACCTCTTTTAAGTTTTGCAACCTGCTTCGCATATTCTTCTATCGGGACCCCAAGTCTACGAGCTACCTCGGCTTCGGATGCCTTTAAACGAATACGGTTAGGCGGAGTACTACGTGAGGCCGGAGCCACAACACTAGTGATTCTTTGTGCACGGCGTGGGGGTTCATCATCCTCATAGACCGGTTCAGCTCTTTTTCTTGGAGGCGGCTCGTCATCCTCTTGGCTCTGATCATCGAAATGTTCAGGAAATCTCTTGCGCATCGTTTTATCGATGGTTTTAAAGTACTCTTCAGTACCTATATAGTCCGCACCATACTGTTTTTGTAGCTTCTTGTCAAGCCCCATAGCAGTCATAGTCATTTCTTCGTCTTTCCCCCACCAATCTTTGTTGGTATCCACCCACTTTTGGGTGCGACGGTCCAACTTAGGCTGGGCAGGTTGGGATGCGGCAAAATCCTTGTCTTCCACCTCAATTGGCCGCATACCAGAGGCTTTGTCTATCTTTAGGGTAGCCTTGGCAATTTCTGCCTGGGCCTCCGTAAGAGCGTCAACATCCCCAGACTCATAAGCTTCTTTGTATCGTTTCTTAGCGGATACAAGCTCAATCTCAGCGGCAGACTGGGACTGCTCGATAAAGGCTTTACTACCCGTTGATAGCTGCTGTTGGAGACGTTTGTTCTCCTCAAACACTTGTCGAGCAAAGGTTTCGGCGGCTTCTCGTTCGCGCTGAGCTTCCTCTTTTGCGCGGCGTTCATCGTGGTAGCCACGGGTGAACTTCTTAATGCGGGCCTGTACCTTCTCGTCGTAAGAGGAGAGTTCTTCGTCAGTCGGGTCCTCCACGGGCTCCTTCATAGGCTTGCGCCCACGGTCCTGCGGAGGAGTATCGTCTTCGATTTCTACCTCAAACTTGTCTTCAACAGCAGTCTCCTTTTCGTCAGGAAACTTGTACTCTTCACCTTTAAATTCAGGCAATGTTGCCATGTGTTACTCCTTATGATGCACGTGTAATACCACGGGGGTCTTCCACAACTGCTTCAACCGAATCATCATTGAGGATGCGGAATTCACGGCCATGGATCTTCA